CGACCACCAGACGGTCCGTCCTTCGTACACCCTGCTATCAAGAACGGCATAACCGCCAGGAATGACAGGATGAGGTAAAGACGAATCGTAAAGGCTACGACAGTATCAGAGTCGAAGCTACCGTGGCTAGACATTATGTCTCTCCTTGTAGTAACTACGACTGAAACTGAAGAAGCCTTGCGGTTGTAACCTGCGCAGTGTCACGGTAATCAGTTAGGGCCTTACACAACGCCACCATAGCGGTGTCGGTAAAGCCAAAACTAGGCCGGACAATGGTGAGAGACACGGAAGCAGTCTGCTTCTTTGTCAATCCGCTGTAAGGGTCGACAGCGTTAACCACCAACGTCATTTGGACGTAGTGTTTATCGCCACCACCCTTCTGATACGAATGGTTGGTGATGACGGCATAGCCGTTACCACCAGAATCCTTTCGTTCAGAGCCGTAACCGTCTTGCTTCACAAGCGTAAAAGCAAGAGCCGGTGTCGGACTAGCAGCCGCAACGTTTACTGGATCGGCTAACATGGACGTCTCCTTGTGGAAATATGAATATTGCCCTAGTTCATCATGACCTAGGACTAAAACTTCCCTTTCTTTGTGCCAAGAGGGCACCAAGAATGGATAGCTGGTAATTCGATAAACTCGGACCAGCTATAGTTTTCACACTTAATGCCGCTGCAGCGTCTTTTCGAATTTGACATTCGAAATTTAGGACCGACGTATGGAGGTGGGTAGTAGTTGTTGTACTACTAGCCACGCCCACATTGTTGATCGAGACGTTGTCGACATTATCAGACTTGCTCGTATATACTGTCGTAAGCTTACCGCTTGTTTTTGCGGTAATCATACCCCAGTTTACTAGAGTATCGTCCCTAGCCATATTGTCGATTAACTCGACATAATGACCAAGGCCGGTAAACCAGTCAACTAGCCAAGTCCAAGGGATCAAATTATAGAGATCCGTTGGACGAGGGACAATACCAATGCGGTCGAGGAATTGACCAGATTGGAACGATACAGGATTCAATGGAGGAAAGTCGAAATTCGCATTAATTGCTAAGCGAATCTCGGTCTCTCTTTCCAGAGAAGTCTCAACGAGTACACCGTACTCATTTGAGAATGCATCGTACGAGAAGTTTGGGAGGCCCCCATCCAGTCGAGAGGTGAAATTCCTCTTGATTCTGAAAGTTGTTGGTTTGCCAGCACGTTTGATAAGAAATGAGTATTTCTTAGCCATCGTTTCTGGTAAATTCAACAAGTCCATAAGGTCCTTGTAAGTCTGTTTCCAGCCGAAATGAAAACTTAGGTATTCATCCGGTATGTGCTTAGAAGTTCGCTTAAGATCAAAAACAATCTTACGCAGATTTTCAGAGCGCAAACTAAGGAACAGCTTCCGAAGATCTATCAAGGTCGATTGCAATGATGCAACCGAACGAGGTAAATCTCGCAACTCTACAATGTTCCTGTATAAGGTTGATGATCTCTTGTTAGGAGACCACTCCTTAAACAAAGATACAGCCTGTTTGGCGATCAAATTCTCCAAATAGGCGTATTCTTGAACTTTTAGAGTTGAAAGGGCCGATTGGCTGAGCACCGCTGAAGTAGGTGTTGATCGTTGAGTATCCGTGTTATAGGATGTATCATCAATAGTTGCAACTCCGCCAACGGCGGCACAACTAGGGCTGGTAATCCCAGGGTACACGTTACGATCAGACCTAACGGTTCTAACCTCTCGTGATGGCGAGTAAATGTACGATTTGAAGAATCTCATCGTACCTTGCTCACTACCAACGAGACGGGTTCGACTCGTTGTATCGATTATCTCGTCAGTGAGAGGAACCTGGGGCGAAGCAGCACCAGTACCTTCGTTGACAAACTCAGAATAGTGATCTCTAGTTGGAGAATTACAAAACTGCACATTCCCATAATTTGGGTACTGCGTGTATGAGTAATTAAATCTCCGCCTATAAAAGTACCGAAGATTCAAGACTGAATCAACGGCCCTTTTGCGAGTTCTATTCTCAGGAGTGATACTATGAGGTGCAACCTTGAACGGATATGTTGGGTCCAAAGCAATAGCTGAGGACTTCAATAACGACCAAGGTATGTACTTATAGATAAAACTCTCGATACCCTTAGCGTCTTTAACTAGGGTTTCATGACGATACTCATAAAATTGATGAGGATCGTATCCCTCGGGAAGCCCACGAGTATCAAATCGTGTGCCCTCCGGCGGATTTATCGTCATAATTCTAGTCTCCTTACTGATGTGAAAAGGCATCCCTCTTATAATATATTAAGAGGTGAATAGTGGACGAAAATCCACTAGTGGACCCCGTGAG